TTATTGCAACGGTTGTCGATGTATACTCGGCGAATCGTATTTTTCCACCTAGGGGTGAGCGCATGAACGAAGAAATCGAAACGCAGCAAACAGAAATCGAGCAGGAACAGCCTGAAGAAATCGTCGCTCCGACTTTGTTCGACGACGAAGATCAGGACTCCGAAAGCCAAGAACCCGCTGAAGGCGCCGAGCAACAAGGTGAATCCACGTCGCTGAAGGGCCAACCGGCGCCTAAGTGGGTTTCCGAGTTGCGCAAGAGCCACAAAGAGATCATGCGCGAGAAGCGCGAACTCCAGCGCGAACTCGAAGAAATCCGCTCGAAGCTGCCGAAGCAGGAAGCGAACGCCATCGTCTCAAAGCCGACGCTCGACCAGTACGACTACGACGAGACGCGGTTCTCCGAAGCGTATGACGCCTGGATGGAGCAGAAGGCTAAACTCGACGCCGCCGATCGCGCCAAGCTGGAGGCGATCCGCAAGGAGCAGGAAGAGGTCGAGAATTTCAAGAAGTCTTACGCCGCCCGCAAGGAATCGCTCGGCGTCGACGACTTCGAAGAGGCAGAGTCCGAAGTCGGATCGATCCTGAATCAGACGCAAGCCGGCCTGCTCATGCGCGGCGCCGACGATCCTGCTGTACTCGTCTACGCGCTGTCGAAATCGCCCGCTCGGCTGATCGAACTGTCGAAGATCGCCGATCCGGTCAAGTTCACCGTTGCAATCGCCAAATTGGAGATCAGCTTGGCTACGAAGAAAACCAGCCGGCCGGCGCCGGAAGCGCGCGTTACCGCGGAGCGGGGCACTGGCTTCAACGCTTCCAGCTCGCAACTGGAAAAGCTGCGCGAGGAAGCGGCGCGCACCGGCGACTTCAGCAAGGTCCGCGCGTTCAAGCAGCAGCAGAAATGATCCAGTAGTTGCTTCATATTACGCAAAGTAGTAAGATGCACAAAAGCTAAATTTCGCCTGCGTGAGACATTCCGCGCAGGCGAGATAAGCAAAGTCTCAACGTATCTCAGCCCCATCGGCGCCTTGAGCGTTAGTCCTAGCTGGATGCGAAATCTTGTGGCGATCCCGCCATTCTTTTTCGTCGTGTTATTTAGGATTACCAATCATGGCTCAGCCGCCCGTCGCTCCTTTCCTGTCGACTGCGAACTCGTTCTCCAAAGAAGAGCGCATCGCTTTCGAAAACGTCCTCGAAGGCTTCAATGACCAAATGGTCATGTCGAAGGCCGTAACCGTGTTCCACAACGATCAGACCGCAATGGCTCGCCAAGGCGACGTCATCCGCCGTCCGATGCCCTACATCGCGCGCTCGTTCACCGGCCTCGACCAGTCGGCGAACTTCGCCGGCAAGACGCAGTTGACCATCCCGGCCGCCATCGACACGATCCGCAGCTCCCCGTGGCTGATGGACGCGACCGAACTGCGCGACGCACTGCAAGAAAATCGCCTGGGCGCCGCTGCAAAGCAAAAGATCGCCTCCGACATCAACGTCGACGTCGTGAACGCTGTATCGCAGCTCGGCTCACTCGTCGTGAAGCGTACCGTCGCCGCAACCGGCTTCGACGATCTGGCGCAAGCTGACTCGCTGATGAACGAAAGCGGCATCGACTACGACGGCCGTTACTCGGTGTTCGGCTCGCGTGACTATAACGCAATGGCCGGCAACCTGGCATCGCGCGCTTATCTGGTCGAAGGCCAGAAGGCTGCGAACGCTTACGAAATGGCAACCGTCGGCCGCCAAGTGGCAGGCTTCGAGCGCGTGCTGAAGGCAGACTACCTCGCGCGCCTGACGGCCGCTGCTGGCGTCACGGTCACGGTGAACGGTGCGAACCAGTACACCACGCCGAAAGCACTGAACGCATCGCCGAGCGGCCCGCTTCAGTCGAACGTGGACAACCGCCTGCAAGCACTGGCGATCACCGTCACGTCTGGCACGGTCAAGGTCGGCGACGCATTCACGATCGCTGGCGTGAACAACGTCCATCCGATCACGAAGATCGATACCGGACAGCTCAAGACGTTCCGCGTGGTCGGCATCGTTTCGGGTGCGGGCGGTACGGGCACGATCACGATCGCTCCGGCGATCATCAGCGGCCAGGGCGCAACCGACGCAGAACTGTCGTACAAGAACGTCACCGCAACCCCGGCATCGGGCGCAGCGATCACCTGGCTCAACACCGTGTCGACGGGCGTGAACTGCTTCTGGAAGAAGGAAGCGGTCGAAATCCTGCCGGGCCGTCTCGCAGTGCCGTCGGATCAAGGCATGGCTGTGATGCGCGGTACGACCGATCAGGGTATCGAGATCGTGATGGCGAAGCAGGCCAACATCAAGAACTATCAGTCGCTCTACCGGATCGATGCGTTCTATGGTGTGTCGGTCACAAACCCGGAAATGGCCGGCATCATGCTCTTCAACCAAACGTAAGCAACGTTTCTCGGGCGCCCTTCGGGGCGCTCCGCTTACCTTTGGGAGATTTCAATGGCTGCGACCAGCGAGGCGCGCGCGCTTCCGTTTTTCACCGATCTTTTCGGGCAACCACTCGAATCTGGCTCGATCTATATTGGTCAGGCCGGGCTCGACCCCGTCGCCTATCCGCAGACGGTTTATTCCGACTCGGGGAGTTCCACTGTTCTTGCGCAGCCAGTCCGCACCGTTCACGGTCACGCGGTCTCTGCCGGCGCGCAGGTTCACATTTACACGCAGGTTCCGTACTCGATCACCATTCTGGACGCAGCCGGCCGAACGGTCTACTCGTCGCTGAACGAGATCGACCCGACGCTTTCAACGTTCACCAAGACGACGGTTCAGAGCGCGGGCAGCTTTGCCGAGCTTCGCGCTCGCTCGGGCGCATCGACCAATCAGGTCTACGTGACTGGTTGGGGATCGTACGTCTACGCGGCGTCTGACAACACGTCGCCGGAAGATATTCCATTCATCATCGTTGGCAACGACGGGTCGCGCTACTACAAGACCAGCGAAGTTGGTCTGTTCCCTTGGTTGAAGGTCAATACGCCGTCCGTCAATTTCGCCTCACAAGGCGGCTGGATGAGTTGGAACGACGCCACAGACGGCACGACGTGGCTCACGAACAACAAGGGCGCAGGCGTCGGCGGATTCGTGTTCCGCAACATCAACGCAAACAACACGTCTGAACTCGGGCGCGTCTCGGTGACGCCGAACGGCGGCCTGACGACGACCGACTTCATCAACAGCGGCGGCAAGATCACGTCCCTTGCTGGCGACATTCAATCCGCTGGAAACCTGATCGCTGCCGGTGGCCGGGTGGCTGTCACTGCTGACGGTACGCGCTCGCTTGCGTGGGATCCGACCAATCAGCAATACGTCTTTGCGACGTCGCCGGTCTTGATTCAAAACTCGCTCGCCGTCACTCAGGCATCGCTCGTATCGAACCAGCTCGCCAATGGCGTAGGGGCGTATGCGGTCGGCAACGTGAGCGGTCCAGTACCGACATTCCCTGGCACATGGCAGGGCACCGGCACCGCGCAGGGCGGCGTCTATCTCTGGATACGGATCGCGTAATGGAATACAAGGCAATCACCAATCCCGTCTGGACCGACGCGAGCCATTCGATGATCGCCATTCAGATCGTCTTTCCCTCGATCGGTCAAACGCCGCTGAAGTTCGTCGCGTCTCCGAATGACGTGATGGGCTACGGCCGCGAAATCTACGCGGATCTCATAGCAGGAAAATACGGCGCAATCGCCGAGGCGACACAATGACCACAATCAATGATCTTTGCGTCGCAAGTTCATTCTCCCCGGATGACAAGCTGCCGATGTGGAGCAACGCGAACGGGGTAACTCGTGCGCTGCCGCTCTCCGTTCTGACGTCTCAATTCCTTACCGCGGACTCGATCAATCAGCTTGCCGCAAGTGCGACGACTGAAACGTTTGTGTCCGGATCGGGCTTCACGCCGGGCGTCACGACGTCGATCACGCTGGCAAATCAGTACCTGTCGAAGAACAACATCGAAGTTTTCTTTGATGCATCGTTCCAAGGCCCGGATCAGTTCACGCTCGTCGGCAATACGCTCGCTTTCATTTCGCCTATTCCTGTAGGAGTGCAGAGCGTCTACGTGCGCGGTGGCGCCACTCGCGTGACTGGTGCGCCGTCTGATGGCACGGTCACAGACGCCAAGGTCGCGACCGGCTCGAAGCTTTACAACCGGATCAACGACCTAATCGACGTGCGCGACTACGGCGCAATCGGCAACGGCATCGCAGACGATACGGTCGCGATCCAGGCGGCAGTAAATGCCGTCATGGCGCTGCCTGCTGGCGGCCGTCTGTATGCGCCGGCTGGAACGTATCTGATCAACTTCGCAATCTCGATCCCGAAGAACACGAGCAAGACCCTGCGATTTTTCGGTGACGGTTCCGCCACGGTGTTCAAAGCTGGCACGTCTCTTGTTGCTGGCGCGATCTTCAATGTAGGCGCAGGCAGTTCGCCCGCGGCCGGCATGGACATCGTTATTAGCTCGATGAACATTCAGCCTTGTGTCGGCACGAATCACACCGGGTTCGTCTGCCTGAACATGAACGGCATCATCTTCGAGGACGTCCATTTTGGCGCCTTGCAGAACGGTGTAACGCTGAATGCTTGCTATGCGACGCGATTCATCGGCTGCCAATGGGTGCTGACTAGCCTATATGCGGTCTACTCGTCGACGTCAGCGCACAACATCATCTTTGATCGTTGCAGCGCGTTCGCTATCGGCAGCAACGTTCTCCGCCTTGATGGCGCGACGAACAACATCGTCTTTCAGAACTGCGACTTCGAAAGCTGCGCGAACGTGTATTCGGTGGCTGGCGGCTCGTCGAGCATCCGAGTGATCGGCTGCTACATCGAGTTCACGACGAACCTTGAGTTCTTCCATCAGGGTCTTTGCTACAACGTCATCGTTGAAGGCAACTGGATTGCGCTGAACGGTGGCGGCTCGGGCGCAGGCCTCGGCGGCGGCACGTCGACCTATCAGAATTGGGTCGGCGGCTCGTTCAAGCACAACACCGGCTACAACATGGCGGTGGCATGGGATACGACCGTATCCGATGTCGACGTAGGCGAGAACTTCTCTGCCGGCCTTTATACGATCGCCTCGGCTCCGTTCGCGGCCGTCTCCAGCTTCAATAACAACTGGACGGCTGGCGGCCATACGCCGGGCTTTAAGAAGTTCGATAACGGCCTAGTGGAATTGCGCGGCCAGGTGGTTGTCGGCTCCGCGTCGCTTGGGTCGAGCGCGTTCGTCTTGCCCGTTGGATACCGGCCCGCACAGCAAAAGATCTTCGCGATCTACAACTCGACGGCCGGAACGCTCGCGTCAGTGATCGTCGACACGAACGGCAACGTGGTCCCTAACTCAGGGGGCGCCGTCGCCGGCAACCTTATCAATCTCGACGGCGTGATGTTCAACGCCTCGCCGCAATAAGGGGGCGGCAATGGACTTAAGCATCCTAAACGGCTGGCTCGTGCTTATCGCGAGCGGCTGCGGCGTCGTGGTGTGGTGGATGTTCCGCAGCTTGCATGCGCGAGTAGAAAAGTCCGAATTGGATCTTTCGCTATTCAAGCTTGATTGCGCGAAAACATACGTCACATCCGACCGGCTCGAAAAAGCGATCGACAACTTGAACGCAACGATTAGCGCTGTGTTCGCGAAGTTGGAGCGCATCGAGGACAAGCTCGATTTGAAGGCCGACAAATGACCAACGAGAATCTTCAGAAGCTGATCGCCGAGCTGCGCCGCGATGAAGGCGTGCGTTATTCGGTCTACAAAGACACGAAAGGCATCGATACGGTCGGCGTCGGTCATAACCTGCAAGCGAAACCGCTGCCGGCCGGCTGGAAGTATCCGCTGAACGACACGCAGGTTAATTCTCTGCTCGATGACGATCTCGAAGATGTGTTCCACGATCTCAACCGCAACCTGCCGTGGTGGACGGATCTGAACGATGTGCGTCAGCGCGTCATTTGTAACATGGCCTATAACCTTGGCATCACGAAGTTGCTCGGCTTCAAGAACACGCTCGTGTTCATGCGCCAAGGCAAGTATGACGCTGCGGCCGACGGAATGCTGAACAGCGCTTGGGCTTCCCAAGTGAAGGGCAGGGCGACACGCCTCGCCGACATGATGCGCAAAGGGGTCTGACATGGGATTGCTCGACATTACCGGCATCAGTTCGGTGCTCGACTTCGGCTCGAAGATCATCGATCGAGTCTGGCCCGATCCCACGCAAGCGGCAGCTGCGAAGCTTGAACTGTTCAAGGCGCAGCAGGCCGGCGAGTTCAAGGAAATGGATCAGGCATTCGAGATCGCCAAGGCGCAGATTGGCGTGAACCAGGTCGAGGCGGGCAATAACGCCGTGTTCGTGTCTGGCTGGCGTCCGGCGATTGGATGGGTCTGCGCTGCGGCGCTGGCGTACCAGTACCTCATGCGCCCGCTTGTAAGTTGGGGCGTGCTGGCCTTCGGGCATGAGTTGCCGGCAATGCCGGGACTCGACGAGAACCTGTGGCAATTAATGATGGGGATGCTTGGCCTTGGCGGCCTGCGGACTTTCGAAAAGGTGAAGGGGGCTTCTAAATGAAACGATTTCTGACAGCCGTAGTTCTGTCGCTCGCGTGCGCTGTATCGTTCGGCGCAACGCTCAACCCGATCCAACTGCTGAATCCGGTGGGCTCGACGTCGGGGCAGGTTATCTCATCGACCGGCCCGACAACGGCGCCGGCATGGACGACCGTCACGCTATCCGGGCTTCCGGGCACGGTGGCAATTGCGAACGGCGGCACAGGGCAGACTTCGCAAGCAGCGGCACTCAATGCGCTCCTTGGATCGTCCACAGTGCCTCTCGCGAACGGCGGAACTGGCGCGTCTACCGCGGCGACCGCGCGCACGAACCTCGGGCTCGGGACCGCTGCTACAGTCAACACCGGGACGAGCGGGGCGACGATCCCGCTGCTGAATGGCGCAAACACCTGGGCGGCAGCGCAGACGTTCTCCGTTCGCCCCACGTTCAACGGCGCCACGCCTTGGGACAACTCGAACCTTGCCGCGCCCGCGCTGACGACCGGCAATCTGTCGCAGTTCGCGTCCACAACCAGCGCGCAGCTCGCCACGCTTCTTAGTGACGAGACTGGCTCAGGATCGGCCGTTTTCTCTCTGACGCCGACACTCACAGCGCCGAACGTCGTCGGTACGATCTCGGGCGGCAATGCGGCGACCGGCAGCGTTGGCGAGTACCTGACCGCGACCAATACGGCAACGGCGCTCACGACGGCTACAGGGGCCAATTGCGCGAGTCTTAGCTTGACTGCTGGCGATTGGGACGTTCAGGTCACCAACACCTTTACCACTGCGGCCACGACGAACGTCGTATCGATTTTTGCTGGTGTCTCGACAACTTCGGCGACGGTCGGCGCGTTCGGGTCTTACGCGAAGATCCAGAATGCATCAGCCGGCATTGTTCCTGGCAACACGACGACGACGATGGTTTCCCCGGTGTTCAGAGTCTCCATCTCGTCGACCACGACGGCGTATGCTTTCGCTCAGGCGTCTTTCACCGTCAGCACCATGACGTGCGACGGCTTTATCCGGGCCAGGCGGGTGCGCTGATCTCGCTGCTGTAGGCAGGCAAGGCCGGCAGCCCGAGCAGGGCGCGCGCCTTGTCCTGCACGTCTGACGAGCACTGATAGCCGTAGACGTCGGCATTGAGCAGGTCAAACAAAAACGCCCGGATTTGCTTCATTTCTTCTGCCTCTCGCGCTGAAATGATCTGTTGAGCGCTTTTGTAGTTGTTGGCAATCGAACCATTCCCCATTTCTTGTTTCCTCGTTTGACATAATGATGTTTATCGCCAATTTTCTGTGGATAACTGGCTGTGGACAACTTTGCATTAGCCGCTGGCTGGCGGCGTATCGTTTTTCGATTAGCCGCTGGTGAGCGGCGTATCAGGGCCGAATAAGCCGCTGGTGAGCGGCACTATATAGATTCTCTATATCTTAAAGTCTTTAGAGGGGATAACTCAATCCGGCTTCTTGGGGGTAACTTCAATCCCGACGACAGCAGGCGCATTGTAATTGTTCACGGTTGCATGCGAGCCAGTCAAGAAATTGGCGTTTAAGACGATCTTGACCTCTAGACCTCCCGGCATACTCCCGATCGCCGCGAACGCCTTCAACTGGTCTAGAACCTGCTGAAACTGCATCGGGACATATTTCGCCTCGCCGTGCATCGCAACTTCGCCATTAGCTGCCGTCATCGGTATTTGCTCCGTCAGTTCATACGAATTGCTGCGACCTAGCTTCTTGCGTGCAACGATCCCCATTTCATCCAGCTTTGTCAGCGCCCTGTCGACCGTATCCAGCGAGATCCCGACGTGCTTGGCTATCGCATCACGGCCAGGATAGGATTTTCCCGTATCGAGCGCGGCATAGCTTTTGAGAACGCAGTAGACCGCCCACGCATATACGCCCATTTCGGCGATCTTGTCGCGCTGGATCATCGCGCGCACGACGTGGAACCATTGATTTTCCAGCTTCAGCTCTTCCCACAACTCAGGCTGTTCGTTCATACCTTGACGCCCTTCTCGCGCAGCATCACGCGAATCTCTTTCTCGATGGCGCGGCCGGCGATGCTGCTCATGCTCTCGCCATCCGTGTAAAAAGCGAGATCGCTCAATGCCTCATACAGATCCTCGCGGATTCGTATGTTGATCTGTCGATACGGTATTTTCTTTGGCCGAACTCGCCAGTCGCCGCCCTGCTCCGGCTCCGCCTTCGGATCGATCGCTTCCTGTGCCTTGCGCAGCTTTTCCAGCGCGTCGGCCCCTGTCGCTTGCATGGGCTTATTCATTGCCGAAAATCTCCGTGTACAGGTTATCGATCTCGGCGGCCGCCTTCGGGTCGTAATCCTTGCTCGCCAGCTCGTGGACGCCCTTCCCTTCCTCGTAAGCCTTCTGGAACGCCACTCGGTCGCATATTCTCCCATCGTGAACGCGCAGCACGTCTAGGAACGGCTCAAACCCGGCCAGGAAGCGTTTGTACTGGTTCGAGCTGGCATCAACCATGTTCAGCACGACGGCGACGTCCTTGGTGTCCTCGATCGCCGTATTGACGCGCCGGATCATCGTCGCGAAGTCTGGAACCGTGCTTAGGTCGGCCGGCGACGGCTTCAGCGGCACGATGACTCTATCCGCCAGAACCATCGCCTCCCGAAAGTCGCTAGTGTCCTTGCCGCCGATGTCGACGAGAACGGTGTCGAACTGCTCGCGCAGCGCAACCAGATCGCGCGCCAAGTCTTTCCCGCGCGGGATACACAGCATTTCAGGCTTGATCCCTGCCACGGTGCGGACGGCGCACCATTTCGCCGTAGTCTGCTGCGCGTCTAGGTCGACCAACAGAACGCGATGGCCCTTCGATGCTCTGAGCGCGCCTAGATTCTCGACTATGGTGCTTTTCCCGACGCCGCCCTTCTCCGCTCCGACCGTTATGAGCATGGTTCCCCCTGTATTTATTGGGGGATGATAGCGGGCAAGTGTCGAAAGAGCAAACTGCTTATAGCACTATAGCAACAGTGCTATATATCAGGCTGCCTCTCTCAGTGCGAAGCGTTCTGTCGCCCTGCCATTGCGGATTTGCACAGCTTTACCTGCATCCAAGCGTCGGGTGTATTCAGCGCACGCGCGCACATACTGGCGCCTGCTCACTGTCGCGACCAACTGCTCGAACACATGAATCCCGCCATTCATCGCTTTCAGTTCCTCGCCAGTCAGGACGAAGTTGCCGCGCGCCTGGAAGCGTTCGCAGACGTCGATCATCGCGTTCTGCGTGTCGTATAACGCCTTCAGCCCGATCTCGCGATTGCCTGCCGTCTCGCACAGGACGATCGCAATGTTCATAGCGATCACGATCACGTCCCATTCGTTTTTTGTTCCTTCGCCGCGGGAAAGGGCAAGGGCAGCCATGTGAGCCGACGTCAGCACTTCGATCCGTTCTTCGCCCTGCATCGGCGCGTCGGCGTCATACAAATACATGACGTGGTTCTTCGGCTCGATTAACTTGCGTGGCTTGCGGTTCGGCTTCTTGTTGCCCGGCATTACTTCGGCTCCGTTGCGGGAATGGGGGCGGTGGCTTCCTCGGAATCGTCTCCACCAAATAACAGGGTTGCCAATCCTTTGGCGGATTTCTTTGCGGTATTCGGCGTGCTCACAGTGCATTTCTGCTCGAAGGTTGCTGGAATGGGGTAAGCGTAGAGCAGAGTGCCCGCGCCGATTTTTTCCCAATCGATTAGCGCTTCCGCGTGCCATCCGTAGCCGGGATAAACGTCGGGTGGGACGACTTTGGCAACCGCCTCCTGCCCGCTCACAGTGCGGCG